AAGCTAAAAGTTATTACTAAATATTCTTTATATCAAAAACCATATATTCACATAAAAAATAATACTATAAATACGTTACCTTCTACCAATAAAAAAGAGATATTTTTAATTGATGGATTAGACTTATCTACAATAAAAAATTTACAAAGTAAGGGATACGTAATTATAGGATATATAAATTAAGGAGAAAAAAGCCTATGAAGTGTATAAAATGTGGGAAATATCCTTTTTGTAACAAAATAAAAGATTCACAGCAAGAAGCTTGTGAAGAATTTATAAAAAAATCATTAGAAATAAAAATTACAAGAGAGGAAGAGACAAAGAATGAAAATAGATAATATAGATGAAGTTGAAGCTTTTGCAAAAGAAATGAATTATTTTTTTACATACATAGAAAGGACAAATTCAGATCTAAAAAATGAATTGAGAGTTAAAGAATTAGAGCAAGACGATTTATTACATGAAATAGAATTAAGTAAATTAAATGCTTTTGAACTTTCAAAGGTGGCAGTTAGATTAAGAGATGTTAGACAAGAAAGAAGAGTAATAAAGGACAAGCTTGAATTTATATCAACATTAAAAGGGTTTTCTGATAAATATAACAATAAGCTAATAACAGGCGATATAGCACAATTATTAAAAAATATAAGAATGCTAAAAGAAAACTGGGATACTAGAATATATAAAACAAGAGTTTTAGAAGATCTAAAAATTAGTAAAATGAAAAAGAAAGAGGAAAGCGAATGATTAAATTTTTATTAGGTTTATTCATAGGAACATTTATAGGAATTGCAATTATGTGTTTGATGTTTGTAGCAAAAGATACTGAAGAATGAAAGGAAAATAGATATGCCAAAATTTAATAATATAGATTATAAAGAACTTTTGACAGATGTACAAGTTGTATATAGTTGTCCATATTGTAATAAACAATTCTTCAATAAAAATTCATATAGGAATCATATAGTAAAAGGTTATTGCACAATGTGTGATATTAAAACAGGTAAAAGTATAGAAATTGAAATACCATTAGATTGGCTGGGGAGGGATTAGAGATGTTAGTTCCGATAGTAGATATGAACGAATTTGAAAAAGTAGGTTTTAAAAAGTGTAAAAAGCCTTATGACAATTGTTATTATTTATGTTTCTCAAAAGGAATACAATATATTTTTTTAAGTCCTGTAATGATAGATATTGAAAAATGGGAAGAGGAAGATCCAAGAATACATAAAAATGCTAATTGTAGATATAGAGATGAAAGAACAGCACAAGATTTTATGTGCGAATTGATACAAAATAAAATGGTAACATGTGATTATTTAATTAAGAGGTGATTCAATTCATGAGTAATATTTATGATATGTCGGGAAAAAAGAAAGTGATATTTACAGAAAATCTTGAAACCAATATTACATATAAAGAAATAATGAAAATAGTAATAGAAAATGCAACAGAAGAAGGATGTCATCAAATATTTTGTGATGGTGGAATAAATATGTGTCCATCAAATATATTTGGATCAGAAAAAATAGACAAACAAAAAGAAGAGGATATTTGCGATTATGAAAGTATTGGCTGTACAAAATGTTGGACTAATGCAATAAAAGGATTGGAGGAAAAAATAAAATGACAGAAGAACAGATACAAAAAATGCAATTAGCTAAAAGCAATATATTAAAGGGAGAAGATATAGAAGCTGCTGCATATATATTAGAAAAATGTGTATTTGATAATGTGATTATTATAGGAGAAAGAGTTAATTATTTAAAAATAGCAACAAGACAAATATTAGATTTCATTAAAAGATATAAGGAAAGCGATTATGAAACGATATACCTAGAAAATAACGAATTACGAGAAATAGCAGACAGAATTCAAAGTGAATACAATGAGTTATTAAATAAAAAAAGAATAAATAGTGAATACAGACCATGTATAGTTAGAAATAAAAAAGCATTATTTCATAAATGGGTACATACAAAAAATTTATTAGGTCAAGAATTTGAAGTTGGATTAGTAGAATATGAAAATGGACAAATAGGAGAGACAACACCAAACAGTATAAAATTTTGTGATGCAAAATTAGATGAATATTGTTTTACAAAGGAGGAATAATCAATGGCTGAAACAAAAAAATATAAAGTTATATGTTGTAATTGTAATAAAGAGATATATGCAACAAAATCAATATTTCATAAAATGGGCATGTTTGATTTAGGACAAGGAAGATGTTTGCATTGCAATACAAGTTTACAATTAATATATGAGCCGGAAACAGACACGATGAAATCAAGATTATATGATGATTTTATAAAAGAAAGACAAAGCAAAATGAAAAATTAAATTTATATGGAGGTACTAAAAGATGAAGTGTACAGGAAAAGAATGGGATACTTGCAGAGTTGAAAAAATGGGATGCAAAGGATGTTATTATGATGAAAAAGAATTTGTAACATTCACAAAAGATGAAGAAGCGATAAATGTATATTTTGTAAAAGATGGTATAAAAGTTGCAGATATTTTAATGGGAGTAGCAGCAACAATAAAAATTATTATGGAAGAAACCGGAAAAGACAAAGAAACAGTATTAAAAGTAGTTAATGAAATGATTGATGAAGCCAATAAAAAGAAAAAGGCTTTAGAAAAAGAAATATGGAAACAAGAAGAAGCGGAAGAAGAAAGAATACGAAAAGAAGTGTGGGGGGATTAAGATGGGAAAACTGGATTTAGAAAATTTACAAAGCATAATAGAACATTTAGAAGTATCAAGAACAAATACTGAAAATATTATTGAAAAACAAAACATGACTTTATTTCATTCAAAAGATTATTACGAAGGACAATTGGATACCTACAATGATGTAATAAGAATGCTAAAAATATATCAAGGGAATAGTAAGGAGAATTTATGAAAGAGATATTATTTAAAATATTAGTTGTATTACTTAGTCCAATATATTTTATGTTTTGGATATTTGCAAACATAATGGGATTGGCAATGGAAATTGGACAACCAATATTAGATGTTGTACTGGAAAAAGTAGAAAAAATGTCATCTTTTTGGAAAGAATTTTTTAAAGGAAAAAATAAATGAAAAAAACACAAGAAATAAAATATAAAGATGAAATATGGGAAAGAATATTAAATTCTAAATATGAAATTAGTAATTATGGAAGAGTCAGAAGATTTTATAAATACAAATATAGATATTTAAAAACATTTAGAAAAGGTTCAATACAAGTAATAAAATTACATATTGATGAAAAAGGAAAGGACTACAATGTAGCAAAACTTGTAATTGAAACATTTAATAGAAAATTAAAAGCAGAAGAGGTAGCATATCACAAAAATGAAATAATATCAGACAATAGATTATCAAATCTTCAAATTACAACTAGATCAGAAGCGGGTAAAAGGACTGGTTGGCAATCTCATAGAAAATCAATTGTAATGCTTGATAATGAAGGTGTTATAATAAAAGTTTTTAAAGGTACAAGAGATGCAGCAAAGAATTTATTTATAAGTCGACAAACAGTAAGTGATTATTGTAATAAAAGAGTAGAAAATCCAATGTATGATTTATATTGGGGAGATGAATTGATAGATAAAGAAGGGGGAATAGATAATGAAACAAATTGATTATAAAAATATTACAATTGGACAAGTTCAATGCTTAAACAAAAGTGGATATTTTTCTGAAATGATTTGTGATGGAGATAATTTAAAAGTAGGACTATCAGAAGAGGAATATATAGAAGCGGAAAAGAAAATAAAAAAACTTATTGATGACGTTATGAAACCAGTAGTGGAAGCATTTGAACAAATTGCTAATACAATAGCAGAAATAAGTGTAGATATATTTGATATGACAAAGAAAGCTGTTAATAATTTGTATAAAGCTATATATCCTATTTTGGATAAAAAAATAAGCAAAAAGAAATTTATTAAACTCTTGCAAAGTGAAGGAATACAACGAAATGAAATAAATAAGATTGTTCAAGGAAATAAAGACAAATATACATATTTGAGATATTACAATATAGTCAATAATTCATATAAAAACAATAAAATAAAAAACGATAGAATATAAAAAAACAATAACCATAGGTAGCTGTAAGAAAATAATAAAAAAATTTATTATGAACAATAAAAAAACAAAAACGAACACAATAGAAAATTTAGAGATGTCAAATAGTTGAAATTAAAGGAAAAAATTATAAATTTTTTGAATAGGAGGACAAAAGATTAATGTGCAAAAAGATTTAGAAAATTATAATACATACAAATTTAGATTAAGAGAAACGGAAAAGAAAAGGTGGTGTGTATATGGAAATTAAAGCATTAAGTAGATATTTGAAAAAGAATAAAGAATTAAATACTACAAAAAAGATAATTGAAAAATTAAGGGCAAAGCCCAAAATAGTTACTGACTTTGCGAAAGATTATAAAACTGGTTATCCTCATAATGTAAAGATAGAAGGATATGATGTTATTACACATTACAAAATTGAGATGTACGAAAAAAAGCAAAAAAGATTAGAAAAGGAGATTCCTCTTGAATTAGAAGAATTAACAAAAGTAATTGACACAATAGAAGATCCTATTGCAAAATCTGTTATGGAATACAGATTTATAACAGATATGAGTTTTGAAGAAATTGCAATGAAAACAAATAATACATACGAGAATGTAAGAAATATATATTATAGGACATTAAAAAAACTTGACACAAAATGATACAAAATGTGTGATATAATATATATAGTAATAAATGTATAAAAAGTTCGTAAGCAAAAAAGCCTACGAGCTTTTTTATTATACTAATGTGTAAAGAGGTATATCTATGGATATTGGTAGATGTATGACAAGAGAATGTAAAAATTGCAAATATGAAACAAGATGTTTTAAGGAGTATAAAGATGAATATAAGAAAAATAAAAATCGCAAATCTAAAACCGGCAGAATACAATCCAAGAATAGATTTAAAACCAGAAAATGTAGAATATCAAAGAATAAAGAGAAGCCTAGTTGAATTTGGATATGTTGCACCGATTATAGTTAATACAGATATGACTGTTATAAGTGGACATCAAAGATTAAAGGTATTAAAGGAACTAGGATATACAGAAATAGATTGCAATATTGTTGATTTAGATAAAAACAAAGAAAAAGCATTAAATATAGCACTTAATAAAATATCTGGAGAATGGGACAATGATAAATTGGAAGAATTGCTTTCAGAGTTAAGAGATAGCAATTACGATTTAGATATAACAGGTTTTGATGAAAATGAAATAGAAAAAATATTTAAAGAAGCGGAAGAAGTAATCAATGATAATAAAGAAGTTGAACTAACAGAATTTGGTGATGATAAATTCAAATGTCAATGTCCTAAATGTGGTTTTATGTTTGATATAAAAAAATAAGGAGAATACAATGCCAGAATATGAGTGGAATCTAAAAGATTTAAAACAAGTTTCAAAAAATAATTATAATGTCTTTTCGTGTTTTTCGTGTGGTGGCGGTTCAACTATGGGATATAAATTAGCAGGATATAATGTTATAGGAAATTGCGAAATAGATAAAAAAATAAATGAAGTATATGTAAAAAATCATGATCCTAAATATAATTACTGTATGCCAATTCAAGAAATGATTGCTTTAAAAGATTATCCTAAAGAATTATATAATTTAGATATATTAGATGGCAGTCCTCCATGTAGCACTTTTTCATTAGCTGGAGAAAGAGAAAAAAATTGGGGAAAAAGTAAAAAATTTAGAGAAGGTCAAGCATATCAAGTTTTAGATGATTTATTTTTTGAATTTATAAAGCTAGCTGAAAAATTAAAACCAAAAATAATTGTTGCCGAAAATGTAAAAGGAATATTAATGGGAAATGCTAAAGGATATGTTAATTTAATAATAAAAAAATTAGATGAAGTGGGATATAAAACACAAATATTTTTATTAAATTCAGCAAGAATGGGTGTACCACAAAAAAGAGAAAGAGTTTTCTTTATAGCAACGAGAAAAGATTTAGAACTCCCAAAAATAAAGTTAGAATTCAATGAAGAATTTATAACATACGGACAAATAAAAGATACAGAATATAAACCAATCAATAAAGATACTATGCTATATCAAAGATGGTTAAAAAGAAGCAGAAAAGATAATAGTTTATGTGATACTATTGAAAGAACTGAAAATGGTAAAATTAGTAGTTTTAATACACAATTTGTAAAAGATGACAGAATACCAAATACATTAGCAGCAGGAGGTTTGTTTTTAAGATTTGATGTTCCTGCATCAATAAGCGATAGAGATATAAAATTAATTCAAACATTTCCACAAGATTATAACTTTTGTGGACAAAATGTTCAATATATATGTGGAATGAGTGTTCCACCGATAATGATGAAGAAAATTGCAAATGAAATAAAATTGCAGTTTTTAGATTGTTTAAAAAGGTAATGGAGGTGGGTGAGTTGTATTGACACAAAATAAAGAAGAAAAAATAAAGAATGATTATTTACAGGGAATGCGATATAAAGACATATTTAAAAAATACAACATTACCTTGCCTGATTTGAAGAAGATTATAAGAAAATATAATCTAACTAGAGAAAAAAGCGAAGTTCTTAAAGGAAATAAAAATGCAAAGAACAATAAAGGTGGACACCCAGCAACAGAAAATAAGAATGCTGTAACAACAGGAGAATATGAAAATATTTATCAAAGTGTATTAACAGAAGAGGAAAAGCAATTATTCAAAAATATGAAAATAGAAAGTACAGATAAATTATTAGATGGATACATAGAAGAATATAAAATGTTGACCATTCGTGAATTAAGAATGATGCGAAGAATAAATAAATTAGAACAATCAGATAAAGATATGACAGTAGGTAGTATAAAAAAGAAGAATAGTCAAGGAAGTATAGAAACTACAACAGAAGCGGAACCAACAATTGATAAGATACAGAAAATAGAAGATAGTTTAACAAGAGTTTCAGAAGCAAAAAGAAAAGGTAGAGAAAACATGATTAAACTAGGATTTAGCAAACGTGAATTAGAACTTAAAGAAAAACAAGCAGAAAATGAATTATGGTAAAGGAAAATAGATTATGTTTGAAAATGCTCATGATTTATATAAATCAAAAGAATGGCAAAATTTATTAAAGAATCTAAGATTAGAAAGAGTAAATGATGAAGAAAAACTAATTTGTGAATATTGTGGAGAAGAGATAGTAAAAGCTTATGATTGTATTGGACATCATAAAATACCATTAAATAATAGCAATGTTAATGATTACAATATAAGTCTTAATCCTGATAATATAATGTTAATACATTTTAAATGCCATAATAAAGTACATCATCGTTTTGGATATGAATTGCCAAAGAAAGTGTATATAGTTTATGGATCTCCTTGTGCTGGTAAATCTACATGGGTTAAAAATATGGGGACAGCTGATGATTTAATTATAGATATAGACAAGATATGGGAATGCATAAGCTTCTGCGATAAATATAACAAACCAAGAAAGTTGCAACAAAATATTTTTGAAACAAGAAATTGTTTAATAGATCAAGTAAAGATGAGACTAGGAAACTGGCAGAATGCTTTTATTGTAGGAACATATCCATTAAAGATGGAAAGACAAAGACTTGCTGATAAACTAGGTGCAGAGCTTATATATATTGATTGTGATGAAGAAATATGTTTAAGTAGAGCAAAAGATGAAAATTGGAAAAAATACATTGAAGAATGGTTTGAGAGTTTTCAAGAATAGCCCCCCTCCAAGACACCATAAATGTTTTTGGTGGGGACTGTAAGGGGAACCTCTTTTTCACACGAAGTAAAATTTTCATTTTTTCTTGAATTAAAAAAATAGATACAGAAAGAAGGGATTATATTTGACAAGAAGGGAAAAATTAGATGAAATTTTTAAAGATATAGAGGATAACAAGAAACAATTAATAAATCCAATGTTAGACAATATAGCCTTTTTGGAAGAACGAATGGAGGAATTAAAAAAATTACCATTTATACAAGTAAATCCTAAAAATCCAACCCAACAAAGAACAACTAAAGCTTCAAAATTGTATAAAGAATGTTCACAAAGCTATATGAATGCAATAAGAATGTTGTATTCCATGATAAATGGACATGAAATAGAAGACGATCCAGTTCAAAAATTCCTAGAGGAGCGACAAAAATTTGGAGGTTAATTATTTAAAACAATATTATGAAGAAATACAAAAAGGAAATATAATAGTTGGATTAGAATTAAAAACAGAATTACAAAAATTAATTAAAGATTTAGATAATCCCCAATACAGATATGATACAAGTGAAAGCCATTTAAGAATAGAATTTATGGAAAATTTGTGTTTACAAAGTAAAAAGCCATTCTATAATGTTCCAATGCAATTATTGCTTTGGGAGAAGGCATTTATAGAAGTTGTTTATTCTTTTAAGTTTTTCGATGAAGAATTAAATAGGTGGGCAAGAAGATTTCAAAATGTAATTTTACTAATTGCAAGAAAAAACGGCAAAACAACATTAATGGCAGCAGATGCTCATACTGATTTAAGAATTGGAGAAGGTGGAATGGATATTGTTTGTGCATCTAATGATGACAAACAAGCTAGCCTTTTATGGAATGAAATAGACAATATGAGAAAAAGAATAGATCCACATTCGAGAATTACACATAAAAATATGTCTGCTATATGCAATACAAAAAAGAATATTACTATTTTTAAAATGTCGAGTAAGACTCAAAACAAAGATGGTAGAAATATAGACAAAATGTATATGGATGAAAGCCACGATGCACCAAATGATGAAATAGCAGAGGCAGGGCAGAAATCAATGTCAACAAAAGATGAACCATTATTTATAAATTTAACAACTGAAGGTTTTATAAATGATGGTTATTTAGATAATGAATTAAAATACGCAAGAGAAGTTTTATTTGATGAAACTAATGATATACATTATTTACCATGGCTATATACACAAGATAGTGAAGAAGAAATATGGCAAGATGAACAAAGTTGGTATAAATCAAATCCGGGTTTAGGAGTGGTAAAAAAGTGGAAGTCATTAAGAGGGGAAATTGAAAAATCTAAAACATCAAAATCAAAAAGAATGCATACTCTTTGTAAAGATTTTAATATAAAACAAAATAATGCTCAATCATGGCTAATGCTTGAAGATTATAGCTATGAAACAGAACCTTTTAATCTAGAAGATTTTAGAGGTTCTTTTTGTTTGGGTGCTGTTGACTTATCAGAAACAACAGACTTATCAAATGCAAAAATATTATTGATGAAACCAAATGATAAAACCAAATATGTATATTCGCATTATTGGATACCAGAAAGTAAATTACAGGATAGTAACGATAAAGAAGCAGGAGCAAAATATGAAGAATGGGCAAGAGAAGGATTACTTACAATACATGAGGGAAATGAAATTGATATATCTAAAATAGCAGATTGGTTTTATGAATTATATAAAAATTATGGAATAAAAACTTACATGGCAGGTTATGATCAAAGATTTTCAAAACCATTTACAGATAGAATGAATGAATTTAGTTTTGAAACAGAAATGATTTTACAAGGAAAAGTTTTATCAAATGCAATGAAACTTGTAGAAGCCGAGTTACAAGACCAAAAAATTAACTACAATAAAAATTCTATGGACAAATGGTGTTTAGGAAATTCAGCAATGGAAATGGACAACTATGGAAATATAATGTGTGTAAAAGTTAAGAATCAAGCAAGTAAAAGAATTGATGGAGCAGTTACATTGATTATTCTATATGAAGTATATAGACGTTATCGTAATGAATTTCATAAACTTATAAGATAGTAAGGAGAAGTAGATGAAAAAATATAGAATTAAATATCAAAAAAATTATAATATTCGTATCGAGAATATTAATGCGATAAATCAAGAAGAGGCAATGTATTCTTTTTATATGAATAATAGAGGATGTGATATTTTAGAAATTAAGGAGGTAAAAAGCATTGAATCTAATTGAATTTATTAACAAATTTAAGAAACCTAAAAATGATAATATGAAATATGCTGAAATGCTAAATGGATACATTCCAATTTTTTCACAATTTGGTCAAGATATATATGCTAGTGATGTAGTGCAACAAGCTATATCATGTTTAGTAACAGAATTGACAAAAGTAAATCCATTTCATATCAGAAAAAATGGAAGTGATTTAGTACCTGTTGAAAGTAGCACAATTCAAAGATTATTAAATCAACCAAATGAAAGAATGACACAGAGTGATTTCTTTGAAAAAGTATTTTGGCAATTATTTCTTAATTATAATGCTTTTATTATTCCAACTTATGTAAGAAATAACAAAGGAGATAAAGAATTTACAGCACTTTATCCAATACAACCAACAGATGTTACTTTTTTACAAGATCCAAATGGAAAATTAGGAATTAAATTTAAGTTTTTTAATGGATATGAGACAATATTAGCTTATTCAGATGTTATACATATTAGATATAGATATTCAATAAATGAACTAATGGGAGGAAATGAATTTGGACAACCAGATAACAAAGCATTATTAAAAACATTAGAGTTAAATGATACTTTATTACAAGGAGTTGCTAAAGCTCTAAAGAGTTCATTTTCTATTAATGGAGTAATTAAATATAACACTTTGTTAGATGATGGAAAGATGGAAAAAAATATAAAAGCCATAGAAGAAAGACTTTCTAAAAATGAAAGTGGATTTTTACCATTAGATATAAAAGGAGAATATATACCATTACAAAACAAGATAGAATTAGTAGATGCAACAACATTAAAATTTATTGATGAAAAGATATTAAGAAATTGGGGAGTTTCTCTTCCGATATTAACAGGAGATTATACAAAAGCTCAATATG